GCAGCGCTGCGATGCCCACGGAGCGCCCGCCACGACGGTAGCCACTAGCTCGGCAATCACCGCGTCGCGCTTGGCTAGGCTGATATGCTTCCCAAGCGACCGCCGAACGAACGTGCGCTTTTTCTTGGGCTTCATTGGTTCCCCTCTCCTTGGGCCGCCCCAAACTCGTGCATCCACGGCCCGAAACTCACGGCCCACACGCGGTCAGGGTCGCGGAAGATTCCGAATCCCCACGTCGGGTCATTGAGCCACCGATGAAGGCGGGCGACCCAGGAACGGGGCGCGGGGCGATTACGCCGCCACGACAGGCTCACGCAGCGGTAGCCGAGATTCAGGTCGATAGCCGACTCGTCCCAGCCGAAGTACCAGATGCCGAGCCCCCACGAGCCGTCGTTGGGGAGCGCCCGTGAATCTCCGCCTAGCGTCAGTTTCACTTGGTCTCTCCTTGGGCCGCCCCCACGTCGTGAAACTCGATGCGCTTGATGCCGCCCCACGGGTGGTACTCGATGGCCTTGATACGGGGGCACGTTCCGCCGTGGTAAATCTGCTGGCCGGGGCTTGAGCAGTACGGGCATCCCGCATATGAGAACGGCGACGCATTGGTCGCGCCGATGTCGTAGTTCGTATGCTGGTTCGGGTCTTGGACGCTGTGCGCGTTCAGGCGCGTGTAGTCGTGGTTCACTTGGTCTCTCCTTGGGCCGCGTCTAGCTCGGCCAATACAATTTCGGCGTCGCGCAGCGCTTCGTGATAATCGTCGGCGCCCGTGTAGTCGGATTTCGCGGCGGCAATCATCTGGCGCGTGGATTCTCGCAAGGCGACGGTCGCACGGAGCAGCAGCGGCCCGTACTGTGCGTGCGCTTGCTCCCAGACTTGCTCGGCGGTTTTTATCGCCACCGCATCGCCCGCCGTCAGTTCCCGTTCCAGCGCTTCTCGGTCGGCTTGCCACGCGGCCAGCACCCGATCGACTGTGGCCTCCACAGCATGTGCGTCCGACGCGACAAGTTGCTCTAGAATCCGCGCCCGCAGCTTCCACTCCTCGCCCATCTGTTGGGGGGTGAGCCGTTCGCCGGGAGTCACGCAATCCCCCTGACTTGGTGACACCGCAACGGACAGTCAGCGGCGGTGCGCGCCACGAAGGACGCGGCGAGCATCTTGTCGATTCGATTCCCAAGTTGCTTGCGCTTCCCCGTGGGGCGCAGCCGATGCAAATACTGGTCGCCGCTGTAGTACACGGTGTACGGGCGCGTCGTCCACGAGCAATGCCGAATCGCGAACTTGAGATAGACCTTCGACTCGTACCGATGCACGTCGCGCACCACGCGGAGCACGCCATGGGGCTTTCGAGAACGTCGCCCACACGCACGGTATCCAGCCACTTCGGGCGCTTGCTCATCGGGGTTCGCCGGGAGCCGTCACGGGGTCACCCCCTGACGTTTCCGTGGTCGCTTGTTCTCGCTCGCGATGGCGATCAATTGGCGTTCGATGTAGCGACTCCAGATCATCCACGCACAAGTCACGCTATCGCCCTTTCCGTTTCCCGTGAATGACATCCGTGGCAAGACGATCAGGGCTTTCGGGGGATTCTCCGCGAGCCACGCGGCGCGGTCGAATGTCGGCTCCAAGAACGAGAGGCGTAGCAGTAGCGCCATCCCATAATCGACTTGTGGCAAGAGGTTCTGTGCGATGGCGAACGCTTGCGAGAACGGCGGATTGGTAATCACCCACGCCACGTTTTCTAGCCGCATGGTGCGCGCATCTTCACCGCCCCGCGCGATGTCGTTCTCGAATATCCCTTTCCCCCGTAGGCGGGCGCGGAGCGGAGTCGCCAGCGCCCCATCACCAGCGCAGGGCTCCATCACCGCCCCGCCGATCCGCACCCGATTGAACAGCGCGGCGAGCGCCAAGTCCGCATCGGGCGTGTAATACGCATCGTTGGGCCGACGGCTCATTTGCGCCCCAGCCAGACGTAGCGAATCGCATCCCAGTCCCAGTATCCAAGCCGCCACCGCCAAACGAAGGGACGAGTCAGACGCCACCAAAAACCAAGACGGACGCTCATGGGGTGGGGTGCTCGCTTTCATAGAGGGCCTGGAGCCGCAACGCCCCGCGCTGCAAGATTTCTTCGGACAGCACCTGATTGCATTCCGAGCGGCGGCGGTCGTAGTACGTGTGGAGCGCCTTGCACATACAGACGACACGGCCCCGGTCTGGCGCGCCGGTCGCCCGATGCTTCCCGACGTGTGCGGGGGTGTTTTCGCCCCAGCAGTAATGCACGAAGCGCCCCAGCAGATAGTCGCCCGCATCGTGCAGCGAGATGCGGCGCGGGAATACGAGCCCCGTTCCGATGCACGGATTTTCCGTCGCGACCCAGCGGCAAAACGCCTTGTCGCGCTGTTTCGGGAACGCCGAGCCGCCCCGCTTCCGGTTCACGGATTTCATCCGGCTCCGTTTCAGGGGGTGGGGGCCGGAGGGCTTCCGCTTCGCCCGTTTGGGTTTCGGCACTTTCACCGGGCTAATCATCCGCGAACCGCGCTCCCTCGGCTTGGCGCTTTTCTTTCCACGCCAGGTACTCGACGCCTCCGATCCCGCGCACCGCCTCGGCCATCGACTCGACGCGGTTCTTGGCGCATTGGAGGCAGACGGGCTCCTCATTGTCATCCACCGCGTGCCACTCGGGGCGCCCGCAGTAGTCGCAATCCTGCTTCGCGACGGGGCGCTCCCAGAGCTGGGCCAATTCGCGCCGAGCCGCTTGCAATACGTCCTGGGGCGTCACGGGGTCAGGCGCTCCCCCAGAGAGACCAACGGCGTATTCCGGGAGGCGGGGGCGAGTTCACGGCGCGCACGGTTCGACAGGATACGATTGCGGATCGCAGCATTCACACGGGGCGCCCCGAAGCGCTTGCACAGACCGTCGTATCGGCACTCGACGGAATCGCCCAATTCGTCGGGGGGCCAGTCGCGCAGCGACGGCGTGCAGACATCAAACCCCGTCACGGAACGCTCCACCGTCCCCACCAAACAGGGCCCAAGGGGAGCGAGGTCGGTATATGCCCCGGGGCGCATTGAGCGGGTCAGCACCCGATCTTCCTGTTCCTCGGTGAGCGTCAGCAAGTAGTGCCCAATCACGTTTCCGCTCCTTCTTGGGGGGACGAACGCCCGAGCGCATCCAATGCCGCCGCCCGCGCCCGATTGCCTTCCTCGGCGCTGCGAATCCCTACGCGCCCCGCCGCTGTAATCGCTGCGGTGACTTGGGGCGCAAGACGTTCGACCAACATCAGCGTCCCGACTGTCCCGCCGTCGTTGTCGCGCCAAATCTCCGAGATGATGACCGCCAAGACACCGGCTACTTGTTCTTCGAAACTCCGATCGTCGCTCATCGGGTCACTCCTCCACGTAGCGGCACTCGCCGCACAGACGTTGTGATTCGGTACGCCCTTTCCACGGATTTTCCGCCCCACATTTAGGGCAGTGGAGCCCGTCCAGCTCGTCCTCGACCAAAAACGGGTCGTCGTTCCGCGAATCGGCGGGCGGCGCGAACGTCAGCGGGGCCCCATCTCCGAGACAGGTCGCGCAGTCGCAGCCCACCGGATGCTCGCGGGGCGTGTTCATCGAGCAGCCCGATTGCGGCGGCGCGATTCGCGTTGCATCCGCATCCGTACTTTCCGCTCCCGCCGTAACTTCACGAGCGACCGGGGCGTTTTGGTGGACCGTCCGCCACCCGGAGGATTGGGCAGCGGCGCGTCGCCGAACTGGTGGCGCAGCGGTGGGGCGGGAATCGTGCGGCCCTGCGTCCAGTTGAAAATCGCCCCGAAGAAAGCGAGGAAGCGCGTGAAGACGTTCATGTTATCGGGTCTCCCAATCCAAGGCGGTACGGGTCACCACGGAAGCTAAATCTCGCGCCGCGCGTTCTTCACGAATCCACTTTTGCGCCGCCGCGATTGTCGCCGGATGCACATCCCCTAATTTGCCGAGCGCATCCCGGATGAGGCGGGCCACATCACCGAAGGCGCGACCCATCGTGGCGATTTCTTCGCTGACGGGCTCGGCCAAGTAGTCGGCCTGGGTCTCCGCGATCATCAATGCGTTCCGTAGGGACTCAATCGGGGGCTGGGTGAGCGGAGTGATGGGCGTCATGGGCATAGAATCGCCTATTGACAACCGCTTGTCAACCCCCCAAATTGGAGCCATGAACTCAAGCGTAGCCATTCACCTGCGCGTCCCGCTGGCACAGGCGAGGCTTTTGAAGCGGGCGGCGCGGTTGGATGCCGAAAAACTCGCGACGTGGGTGCGGCGCATCGCCGTGGCCGCCGCCGAGCAGTCCATTCAACAGCATGAAGCCATCGACCTCCAAATCCAAGACGCGAAGGAAGCGGGACTCGGCCTATGAACTGGTCCTGGTGGTCTTTCGTGGTCGGCATTCTCGTCACCTGCGTGAGTCTCGGCGGGGCGGTGGTGGGCTACTTCTGGCTCATCGGACGGGAAGCCCGGACGCACGGGGTCTTGAAGTTTCCCGAGCGGCGGCGGGTGGCGCGATGACTCCCGTACTCGCCCGGCACACGACTTCCCGACACGGCTGCAACGCGCCCCAGGTGCTCGAAGTCGTGGTGTCCCCGTTCCGGCTCTGGGAATCGCTCGTCATCGAGCGGTGCGGGCATTGTGGGGAGCGGCTGCACGTCCAAGGCGTGATCCCCGAAGCCGTCAGGTATTGGGAGGCCGATGCGTGGGACAGCGATCCCGACGACTGCAACGACAGCGAGCCGTGGGGCGTGTGAAGCGCAAGCGCCCGCTCGATCGGTTCGCTCGGTGTCTCGCGGTGACGCGCCGGGGCAAAATCTGCAAGCTCCCCAGACGGGCCGGGGTGCTCTGTCACCTGCACGCGAAGAATCCGCACGGGGGGCAGGTAGTGCGCTCGCACGTCGTGAACCCGAAACTTGGGGTGGTCCGATGATCTGCAAAACCTGCGGGGGCTCGGTGGGCTGGTCGTGTGACTGCGATCCCGAGTACGTCAAGGAAATGGAAGGCCACGAAGCGCAGATGCAAGGCCCAATGGAGGATGATGGGATGCCGTTTGATACCATTCACAGCGAGACCTGGGGCGACCCGATGATTCTCGATGAAAGGTTGGACCGCTAATGCAGAAACCTGACGCCGTAACCGCCAAGGACTCAGGCGGCAATTTCAATCCCCACGCCGAGGGACAGTTTCCCATGTTGTGCGTGGACGTGGTGAACCTGGGGGTGAACGTCGAGCAGTTCCCCGGCCAGGAGCCACGCGAAGTCGCGAAGGTCGCGCTCGTCTTTGCGTCAGGCGAACGGCAGGAGGACAAGAGCCTGACGTTCGTGACGACCGAGATGACCCTTTCCGCCAACGAGAAGGCGAACTTGCGCAAGTTCTTGGAGAGCTGGCGCGGCAAGAAGTACACGCCGGAGCAGGCGGAAGCGGGGTTGCCGGTGGATAAGCTGCACGGCAAGTTCGCGCTCGTGTCCATTGAGCACGTCCTGACGCGGAAGGGGCGGAAGTTCGCGAACATCGTGAGCATTAGTCCCCTACCCACGGAGATGCCGCACCCGCCCGAGGCGCTACTCAACGAGTACGAGCGCCCCAAGTTCCTGACGGATCGCAAGACGCAGTACGCGGCGGCGCTGACGGCGCATCGAGCCAAGACGGGGAGCGACGTGCCAACGCCGGAGGAACCCGTCGAGGACGAGGATGACGATCTCCCCTTCTGAGGTAGCCTGTCGGTACTGCGGGGAGACCGGGACGTATGGCCGGTGCATCGTGCATACGGAGGTGTGCCCGATTCGCAGCGGCTCGTGGGTGGCGTACTTGAAGCGGGGGAAGCCATGAGGCATACCCATTACGCGCCCCCGCCTCCGGGTGACCCGACATTGTTCGAGCAAGAGGCTCCGTCTGTTCCTATCGACACCTCCGAGGCAGCGGCGCAGCATATCGCACCGCATACGATGCGACTGCGGAGCGCGGTCTACGCCTATTTGGTGACCTGCGGGCCACGGGGCGCGACGCTCAGGGAAATCTGTCAGGCGCTCGGCATTAGCGAAAATACGGGGCGTCCCAGGTGTTGGGAACTTTGCGGCCACGCCCCGGCGGGAAGGCCGCCGCGCCGGGCGCTGATTCGGATGACCGACGAGCGCCGCGCTCATATGCGCGTGTACGTGGTGATCTAGGGGGGTGGTCGGTCAGGATATGCGTCGTTGCGTCGAGGCGTGTGTCAAGGGCTCCTGGCCGATCACTCCTGACTTGACAAAGCCAAGACGGTAACCCAAGATACGAGGGTGCGCGTTGCGTCGAACAGCGAGCACGAGATGGCGTTCCACGAAGAGGCAGCCCCGTCTATTTTGGGAGTTCCTGTCTCGGTTCGGGAGCGCCGACCGATTCGGGATTCGACCCCAAGTAGCGGGGCTTTCTCATGAGTGGTGGCGCTCCGATGACGATGGACAAGCTGCGCGTCCCCGGACGCAAGCGGCGCCCGCATTTCGCCCCCGATGTGCCTCCCCAAGTTCGCCGAATGATCTGGATCAAGTGGCTTCGCCAACAAACCGCGTCCGAGCGGCCATTTTTTGCGCTCTCGACCGAGGCGTGTGGCGAATTGGCCGACATACTCGAAGGGCTGTAGTCCGACCGCGTTCTGTGACCGTCCGCGGGGGGCGTAACGCAGTCGGGCGCCCCAACCAACGGGAGAAGAGGACGATCTGGGCGCTCCAATTCCAGGCAACGCTTGCCAGCGACCTGGCCCGGCAGTCTCGCCCGTCTGTGATCGTTGGCGCTCTAGTGCAAGCGAGAACTCGCGATTCTGTCGGCCACGGGTGCGTGTCGAGCCACCAACTCCACGCAGGCCATTCGGGAGAGCACAACACGACTGACGTACAACACCCGGTTTCGCTTGGGACTGCCGGGATAAAGGCTTTGGTGTGCCTATGAACTTTGGGCAACTGATGGCCTTTGTGCGGGAACGCTTCCCGAGCGATCCCAAACGGAACGGCTCGATCTTGCGCCAGTTGTGGAAACGCTATGGCCCGAGTGAGGTGGAAGTGATGGTCAAAGGGGCCGCGCAATTGGGGTGGAAGGATTTGCGGGGCTTGTATTCGAAAGAGGGCATCGGACGGCGGTGGGCGCAGTCGGCCTACTGGAATCAAGAGAAGCGCGCCCCAGCCAAGACGTTGAATAGTCTCGGAGACATCTTCAAAGCGAAAGGGTTGATATGACGCACCGGACGTATCAGATGGTCGAGCGCACCCTGTGGATTGCGACGTGCGACTGTGGGGAGCGCTACGAGTGGGCCGACAATCCCCCCAAGGAGCGCCGCTGCACCTGCGGCAAGTGGGTCACCCCGAAAGCTACGACATTCACGAGTCCTGAGTACGGGGCGAGGGGGCTAGTCAAATGAAGTTCGTGCAAATCGCTGCGGACAAATACCTACCCTACGCGCTTGACGATCAGGGTCGCGTCTGGAAGTACCAGGAAATGAGTCGCCGCATCTGTGAGGAACCTCACCACGCACATCCGTGCCAATATCAAAACGGCGGTTACTGGAAGTTGCTTGACGCAAACTATGGCGCGTTCCCTGGGTGGCCCCCCACGCCCCAAGAGGAGGCGGCCCGCGAAGTGGAAGAGTTACTCAAATGACAGACGCCCTGAAGGCTGCCTGTCAACGTCTCGAAGCCTATGCGGCGGAGTGTGTGATTCGCGCCCAACTCGGGACCCCCGGCCCCGCGCTGGACGGCCTCGTGTTCAAGCGGTTAGAGAGCGATATCATCATGGCGGCGCGGGTGGAGCGGGGGCCGTTTTGATCGAGTTGACGCCCGAATTGGCAAGCGCCATGATGAACGTGTTCGCCCTGCGCCAACTGGCTGAGCCGTCGCGCCGGTGGCCCCTGACCATTCGCGACGCGGCGATTGAGCGCTTGGTGCACGGAGCGCCCGCTGTTGTTCGGAAACGCCAAGCCGGACTCACGCGGTGGCAGCGCCAGAAGTTACGGAACCTCAAGAAGCGAGCGAAACGCACGTGACCCCGTGGGCTCCGACCCCCGCCGAAGCGGTCCTCTTAGAAACCGGGGAGGCGATTACGGTGCTGGAAAATCGCCGCTGGGCCGTGTATCGAGTGGACGCGCTCCCGCATGATTTAGAGGGCTATGTGCGCCAGCAGGAGAAAGCCGAGCTCTTGAAAGCGGCCAAGGAGGCATTGCGGAAAAGCGCCCCGCGTGGGGTGAAGATCTCGCGGACGCTTGCGAAGTCCAAAGGAATCTTGTAGGTTCGGGAGACCCTCGCCCCGAGTGTGACCGCTGGCCACCAAAGCGCAGGCGCTCCAGGACCTGGCCCAGCTCCGCGACCTCCACGATTGGCGTATTGCCTTGACCTACGGGCCGCTCCCTCGCATTAGCGGGGTGGATGCCTATGCGGGGTCCAGCGCTCCCGAGCGACTGATTCCTAGTACCTTGCGGTCGGTGCCCGCCTCGCTCAATGCGATTTATCGGGCGGCGGATTGGCTCCTCGAAATCGCCCCGGAAGAACCGCATACCCTCGTGATGGACGGCGCTGCGCTGTGGCGGGCTGATGGCCGCTAAACCCATCGAACGCTTCGTCAAGCGCCAGATTCAGGACATGGGTGGATGGGATGCCATTGTCGAGCGCATTGCCTCCGGCGAAACCGTCGCCGATATCTCGCGCCTCATCCTCCGCGCTCCCACTGGCCCCTGTATCTCCCGTGCCTTCTTCTCCCGCCTCTTGCACCACGACGACGAACGCTCCAAACGGGTGTTCGAAGCCCGCAAGGAAGGCGCCTCCGCCATGGTGGATGATGCCCTCCACATTGTCGATCAAGCCCCGCCTGACCGCGACTCCATCAATAAAGCCAAAGTCCGCGCCGAGATGCGGGTGAAGGTGGCGGGCTTCATTGATCGTGAGTCATGGGGAGACAAGGGCCAGCAGGTCAACGTCCAAGTCAACGTGGATAGCCTGCACTTGGAAAGCCTGCGTCACCGCATGATCGAAGCCTCTGTCCCCTTGGCTGTCGCCTTAGGTCAGACTGGACAGTTGGCGCTCATGCCTGCTACGAGCCCTGCGGGCAGTGAGGCAGTGACTACGCCTCTCACGTGTGGAACGCAAGAACTTGCAGTGCAGAATGCCATGCAGGATGTTGCAGCTAGTGAAGGTGTGGCCTCACAATGACTTACAGCCTCCCAGCTTCACATGACCCCCCCTCAGTTCTTAAGGCCCCCCACCAGGCGCACGCGGGTGACTCTGCACGTACCGTCCTGGATTTTTTTTGGCTGTGCTGGAGGGGGTGTAGCAAGGTGAGACGGCAAGGCGTGGGATACCCCCGTAGTACGGATGGGATTTTTGGGAATCGCCAAGCCGGGGGTCGTTTCTTTCCGCACACGGCGCCTAGCCTGTGCATGACGACCATTTGCCGGGACACGGTGCTACGACGCGCAGCAGGATCGGTGGAGGTTGGGCACTCCGGGGATCGGCGCGGCCAGCGGGGGCGTTTCTGGCTATTTCACCGTGGACGGGGCGTGGGTGGCCGGGGTTGTCAGAGTCGGCCCTCCGGCGACGCGGGAGGCGTAGGCGGTGCCGCAGTGGTCACAGTCGGTGCAGCCGCAATGGAGGACACACTTTCCAGAGCGGACGCAGGCGGGCCGGGAGGCACAAGCGGGGGCGATACACCACGAGGTCACAGCCCCCAATATGGGAGTCTCGGGTGAACCCGCAAGCCCCCGTGGAGAACCCCTTTTTAGAGTTTCGGCGCCGGTATCAGTCGCACGCCGAGCTTTTCGTAAGGGAGGTCTTGAACTTCCCCAACACGGATGAAGCGGCGGAAGGCAAGGATATCTACCCGTGGCAACGGGAAGCCTTAGCGGCTTACGACCGGGCCGGACTCTCGCGGGCGAACTCCCGGATTTCGATCCGCTCCGGTCATGGGGTCGGCAAGACCACCCTCCTCGCGTGGATCCTCTGGCATCGGATTCTCTTTCGCTTCCCGCAGAAAACCGCCGTCACGGCGCCCTCGGAGAAGCAGCTCTTCGGGGCGCTGTGGGCGGAGTTCGAGACGTGGAGTAAGCGGTTGCCCAAAGCCTTGAAGGGGCTCGTCGAAATCAAGTCCGACGTGGCGGAACTCGTCGCCGCCCGGAGCGAGTCCTTCATTAGTATCAAGACCGCCCGCGCCGAACAACCGGAAGCCCTCTCCGGCCTTCATGCCGAGTGGGAAATGGTCATCGCCGACGAAGCCTCGGGCGTCGCGGATTCGGTCTGGGAAGCCGCCCAATCCTCCCTCACCGGCCCCCATCCGTTGGCGATTCTCGCAGGGAATCCCATTCGTGCCTCGGGCTTCTTCTATGATAGCCACAACCGCTTGAAAGCGGATTGGTGGCCCCGGCATGTCTCGCGCGGCGAACTCGTGGACTTGGAGACCGACCCCTATGCCTTAGGAGAGGAACATGCGTCCGGTGGGCGTCATACGAATCGCTATCGAGTCCGGGTCCTCGGGGAGTTTCCCGTCAGCGAAGACGATGTGCTCATTCCCTTCGACTTGGTGGAACCGGCTCTTACTCGCGACGTGGTGGTACATCGGACGGTCCCTGTTGTCTGGGGCTTGGACTGTGCTCGATTTGGGTCCAACCGTTCCGCGCTTGCAAAAAGACAGGGCCTTCAACTCCTCGAGCCAGTGCGTTCCTGGGCGAAGCTGGATACCATGGAAATCGCAGCCCGCGTCCAGCGTGAGTGGGATACAACGCCAGATTGGCTTAGGCCGGTGGGTATTTTAGTTGATGCCATCGGCGTCGGTGGCGGCGTGGCGGATCGGCTCAGACAACTCGGGCTCCCGGCGAAGGACATCAACGTCTCCGAACTCCCGGCCCTGCAAAATCAGGAGAAGTACCAAGACTTGCGGACGGAGCTCTGGCACAAGGCCAAAGAGTGGTTCGCCAACCGCAACGTCAAGCTCCCCGAGTCCTACAAGAACGCCAAGGACGGCGACGACCTGGTGCGCGAGTTGACCCAAGAGAAGTACGACTTCCAGCCCCGCTCCGGGAAAATCAAGATGAACCCCAAGACCCAAGTCCATAGCCCGGACTTAGCGGATGCGTTTGTCCTGACGTTCGCGAGCGAAGCCGCCATGCTGGCCCGGAGCCTCGACAGGACGGGCGGCAAACCCGTCGAACGCAAACTCGTCTCTACATGGTGAGCCGTGGCTGAGAAATTGTCGAACGGCGAAATCCAAGCCGCCGTCGCCGCCCTGGTGGATGACGCCACGACCTACGTCGATGGCACGCTGTCCCCCGCCAGAGCGGAGGCGACGAAATACTACCAAGGCGCCCCGTTCGGCAACGAAATCGTCGGACGCTCACAGATCGTCTTGACCGATGTGCGGGATACCGTCCTCGCCATGCTCCCGAGTCTCGTGCGGATGTTCTTCCCCACCTCCGGCCATGTGGTCGAATACCAGCCCCGGCCCAAGAGTGAGGCCGAAATCGGGCGCGCCGTGGCCTTAGCGGACCAAGCGACCGAGTTTGTGAACGAAGTCGTCTTGGATCAGGACAACAACGGCTTCCTTGAACTGTTCTCGGCGTGGAAAGATGCCTTGGTCAGGAAGCTCGGCACCATCAAATACTGGTGGGAAGACCGCTCCACCTACAAAACCTACACGGGCTCCCGCTTAGACGTGCTCCAATTCGAGGCGCTGGTGTCCTCCCCGGATGTGGAGGTCACCGAGGTCAAGGAAATCATCGAGGACGGGGTCACCTTCCGGGATGTGACCTACAAACAGTGGCGCCGCGAAGGCGTCGCCCGGATCATGTGCGCCCCGCCGGAGGAAATCTTGATCTCCCGGGACGCGCGAAACCGGGAAGACGCGAGTTTGATCGCCCACCGCACCGAAAAAACGCGTGGGGAACTGATCGCGATGGGCGTCCCCGCCGCCGAGATCGACCAATACGGCGGCGGGGCCTCCGAGGTGCAGCAAAACGTCGAAGAAGTGGCCCGGCGAGGCATCGTCACGACCCAACCCGCCACCGATGCAGCCGCCGAACGCCATTCGTGGGTCGAAGCCTACCCGTATCTCGATATCGACGGCGACGGGGAAGCGGAATTGGTCAAATGCCGGTGCTTGGGCCCCGGACTCCATCTCGTGGGCGACCCGGAACCCGTCGCCGACCGTCCGTTTGCCTTTTTCTGCCCCGATCCCGAACCGCACGTCCTGATTGGGCAGAGTATCAAGGACCGCGTGGGGGATTTGCAGAAGATCAAGAGCATGATCCTCCGCGCCATCAACGATTCCGCCTCCAAAGCGGTGGACCCGGATGAAGTCTATCAGGAAGGCGAGGTCAACGCCGCTGATCTGTCGTCCTCCGCGACGAGTCGGCGGATTCGCACCTATCAACCCCCTGGCACCGTGCTGATGGAACTGAAGCACGAGTTCATTGGGGCGGAATTGATTCCCCTCCTCGGCGTCTTGGATGGCGTCAAGCAGCAACGGGTCGGCCCCATGCCCGCGACCCTCGATCCCGATGCCTTGCAGTCCACGCCCGAAGTCGGCGTCAAGGCGACGGTGCAAGCCGCCTCCGAGCAACTGGAACTGATCGCCCGCGTCTTCGCCGGGACGGGCATGAAGCAGTTGTTCAAGGGGCTTTTGCAACTCTTGGTCGAGCACAACCCCACGCCCCGGATTGTGCGGCTCAGGAATCAATACGTCCCTGTCGATCCCAAGGCGTGGGACGCCGAAATGGACGTGTCGGTGAACGTCGCCCTCGGGACGCAAGAAAAACTTGGCGTCTTGGTCGCCACCGCCGCGAAACAGGAACAAATCCTGCAACTCCTCGGGCCGACGAATCCCCTCTGTGGGATCGGGCAACTCCGCCACACCTACGCCACCCTGCTCGAATTGCAGGGCTTCCGGGATACCACGAAGTTCTTTTCGGCGGTGCCGCTCGACTGGCAACCGCCCCCCGCTCCCCCGCAACCCGACCCGAACATGGTCTTGGCCCAAGCGGAGATGCAGAAGTCGATGGCGGCGCTCGAAAAGCAAAAGGCGGATTTCCAGATCGACCAAGTACAAGCCGCCCAGAAGATGGCCGACTTGCAAGCCCAGCTCGCCACGAAGGAAGCCGAATTGGCCTTGGAGCGGGAGTCGATTCACTTGACCGATGACCGCGAACGCGACAAGGCGGAAGCGGACATCGTCCTGCGGATGGCGGAACTCCGGGCCAAGTATCCGACCGACATGGCCATTGCCGAACTCGAAGCGCAGCTCCAGCGCGAGGAAATGGCGAGCCGCGAACGCATCGCTGCCGCCAAAGGCAACGGGGATGCGAAGCCGAAAAAGAAGCGGATGAAGATGACCCGGAGTGATGGCCGCAAAATGGATGTCGAAATTACGGAGGGGGAGTAAATGGGATTCCAAGGCACGGTGACCCCGGCTTCCAAGGAGAAGTTGGAGCGGGAGATCGCGGAACTCGAAGCGAGCGGCGCGAATCCCCGGAAACTCGAAGCCCTGAAAGCGGTGCTGAAAGATCACTATGGCGACTAACCCGCATTTCCTCGAAGCGGACCGCAACACCTTTCTGGACGCCATCGACACGTCGATTGGCGCCTCGGGCTTCCTGCGTATCTACGACGGGACGCAGCCCACGAACGTCGCCACCGCCCTCGGGGCACAGGTGAAGCTCGCGGAACTGCCCTTGTCGGCCACGGCCTTCGGGGCCGCCGCCGCCGGGGTTCTGACCGCGAACGCCATCACGGCGGATGCCTCGGCGGACGCCACGGGGACCGCGACGTGGGCGACGCTCACGACCTCGGCGGGCGTGCGGAAGGTCGATATGTCTGTGGGCACCTCCGCCGCCGATTTGATTTTGAACTCCACGTCCATCACCGCCGGGGCCAACGTCGCGTGCTCGGCGGGGACCATCACCTTCCCAGCCTAGGAGGCTTCCATCCTTTGGGTTCCCCAGAAAGGCCCACTCCGGGTCCAGCACAATGCCGGGACCGTCGGCGCCGCGACGCCGGGGACCGCCGTCACGACCGGGGCTGCCGAGGCGACCAAAGGCAGTTACGTCTCGCTCCTCACCACGACGTTCGATGTCTACTGGATATCGATCTATGCCCTGAACTACGGGAGCGCCGCCGCCGATTCCCAAGGGGCGATGGATATCGCGACGGGGGCGGCCACGCAAGAAATCATCATCCCCGATCTCTTGATGGGGTTTGCGGGCTGGTTCACGAGCACCGCCATCGGGCCGAAGCAATGGCATTTCCCGCTCTACATCCCGAACGGCACGCAAATCTGGGCGCGCGGTGCGGGCAAACGCCTCTCGACGGCGTACAACGTCGTCATTTACGTCTACGGCGGGGATGCGCTGCCCCCGTTTCGCGTCGGCCGGAAGGTCACGACCTACGGCATGGGCACCGTGCCGTTTGGGACGACCATCGTGCCGGGGGCCTCGGCGGCGGAGGGGGCATGGACGCAAATCACCGCCTCGACGAGCGAAAACCATTTCGCGTTCTATCCGAGCTTCCAAGCGGGCACCGACACGACGCTCAATACGCTCGCGTATTTCGTGGATATCGGGACCGGCGCGGCGACCGAACTCGAAATTGGGCAGTCGTTCGTGTACCACATGACGGCGGATGAACGCATGGACGGGCCGTGGAACACGTTTCCCGCGTTTGCGGATGTGCCATCCGGGACGCGCCTGGTGATGCGGTGCTCGAACAGTGGAGTCAACGATGTCGGCAACTATAACGGCGTCATCCACGCCGTCAGCTAAGGAGGACGTATGGCCAAAGCGATGGTGACGGAGTGCTACGCGCTCGACATTGAGGACAATCTCTACAAAATCACCGGCACGGCGGCGGTGACCACCGGGTCCTCGGGCCACATCTTCCTGACGTTCGAGGCGTCGTCGCCCACGTTTATCCCGGTGCTCCCGAATTGGCGCACGCGGGTGCGGGATGCCGTGATTGACGCGGCGGCGGCGGAAAACATCGAGGTCGATCAAGTGCTGCACATCGACTTGTCGATTTTGTGAGCACCGTCATCCTGACCTGTCCGATCTGTGGCCTCGGGCTCTCCGTCGCGACGGTGGAGCCCAAAGAAGGAGCGCGCAACGGCGCGGTGGGGGGACACATCCACATGGAAATGAGCGGGGCCATTGCTTGCGTGACCGGCCACCGTTGGATCGCGACGGGGTCGTTTCTCTTGGAGCGCCAGCCCTAATGGCGATTACCGAAGCCTTCACGCTGAACAACGTCACGCCCTCGGGGACGACGGAACTCTCGATCCCCCGGAACGCGACCTACGACGTGGCGCAGAGTCAGACGACGGACGGCGTGTTCCAGCTCTGGATCGATGACCAGACGAACATGACGAAGACCGAGGAATACGCGATTCGGATTTACGAGAAGGTGGAATCGGGCGGGACCTCGAAGCTCGTCTTTCTCGCCACGCTGAAAGGGGTGCAGTCGGAGATTTTCTGCACGCCGATGCTGATTTTAATGAACGGGTGGGACATGACCATCAAGAAGATCGCGGGGACGGATCGGGCCTTCGATGCCTCCATTCGGCAGATTAGCTAAATGACGGGCCCCGGCGCGTTCTGGTATAACGGGTCCGCCGCGCAAGTCCTCGCGACCACGAACGTCACGGGGACGTTTGGGATCACGGTCGCGCAGCCGCAAATCGCCTTCACGGGGACCAATACCGCCCCGCCGGTCACCGGCACGTTCGCGATTACCGTCGGGCAACCGGCCATCGCCTTCACGGGGACCGTCACCGCGCCCCCGATTACCAGCACGTTTGCGATTACCGTCCCGACCCCGAGTATCGCCTTTACCGGCACGGTGCCCAGCAGCGCGCCTCCGGCAGTCGGGGGAAGACCGCATGGCGTCCGCAAGCGGGCGGTGGTGCATCGCTATCCCCCGAGACGCCAGCACGTCCCCTTGGACCTCACGGTCAACGACCTGCACGAGGGGGCGTTCGGCATCACTGTCCGAGGCCCCCGGATCGCCTTCCGGGGCTACGTCGATGCGCCCACGGACCCCGAAGAAGATACCCGCACGTTCATGCGGATGGCCTTGGAGGATGAAGACTTGGTACTCGCCTACACGATGGCGGAGACATGGCTGAACTGAGCCCCGAGCAGATTCTCCACCGCGCCAAAGCCATCGAAGCGTTCTTGGCCTCTGATGCGTGGGCGGAAGTCCAAGAGCGCATGGAGGAACGGGCGCTCAAGGCGTTCAAGGCGAGGAACAGTACCTCCGCTGATCGCGAGGCGCTGTGGCAAAAATGGCAATCGTTCGAGGACGTTCAACGCGAGTTCCGGGCTATCCGGGATCGTCAACTTGCACTTTCGGAACAGGAGTAGTATCATGCCGAAGCCAGAACCCAGCGCGACGAGTTCCCTCACCGCTGGGGAAGCTGTTGGAAAGATCGCCGGGCTCATCACCGAGACGGACGAGTCTCGCCCAGATGCCCCCGCGACCGAGCCCGCGCCGACGCCCGGCGCCCCGGCTGAGACTCCCCCAGCGCCCACTCCCTCCGAGCCCGCTGCCACCGAGCCCCCGCCGTCTGAGGACTCTGCCCAGACCTACGAAGTCACCGTGGATGGGGAAACCCACCAGGTAGACCTCGATGAACTCCGGGCAGGATACCAGAAGCACGAAGACTACAAGCGCAAGACGATGGCCTTGGCAGAGGAACGCCGGACGTTTGAGGCCGAGTCCCAGGCCGTGCAGGCGGAACGCACGCAATACGCGGATGGCTTGAAGCAACTGGTCTCAGCCATCGAGCAGTTGCAGGGGGAACCCGACTGGGATGCCCTTCACGCGAAGGTGGACCCCGCCGAGTTCTTGCGGCAAAAGGCCGAGTGGGAGCGGACCAAGGCGCATACCGAGAGGCTGAAAGCGGAGCAGCGCCGCGTCGAGCAGGAAGCGCAGGCCGACGAAATGAAACGCTACCATGCCTATGTCCGCGCGGAACAGGACAAGCTCAAAACCGCCCTGCCCGATTGGGCTGATCCCGACAAAGCCAAAGCTGAATCCGCGCAACTGCGGGCCCATGCCAAGAGCTACGGGTTTACCGATAAGGAGTTGGATCAAGTCGTGGATTCACGGACGATCCTCCTCCTGCGGGATGCCCTGAAGTACAAGCAATTGCAGCGGGAGCCCTCGGCCCAAGCCAAAGCCAAGAGCCCCGCCATTCGGACGGCGAAGCCCGGGGCCACTCCCCCGCCTCCTCCGGCCAATGCACGCCAACAGGAACTGATTCAGCAGGCCGCCAAGACGCACCGGCTGCGGGATGCCTCCAAGGCCATCGAGGCGCTGCTGGAATAGGAGCAGAACATGACGATTATCGCGAACACGACCCTCGTGTTCGACATCAAAGGTGTCCGAGAAGAACTCTCGAACATCATCTACAACCTGAGTCCTGAGGATACCCCGTTCATCTCGAACGCGGGGCGGGATTCGGTGGACAACACGCTGTACGAATGGCAGCGCGACGCGTTGGCGGCGGCGGTTTCCACGAACGCCCAGCTCCAAGGCGATGACATCGCGGCCTTCGACGCAGTCACCGCGACCGTTCGCATGGGGAACCGGACGCAAATCAGCCGGAAAGCCATCATCGTCGCCGGGACGACCAACGCCGTCTCGACCGCAGGCCGGAAGACGGAACTCGCCTACCAGATCACCAAGCGGTCGGCGGAAATCAAACGCGACATCGAAAAGAACGCGCTCGACAACGTGGGCGCCGTGGCCGGGAACTCGACGACCGCCCCGAAGACGGGCACGATGGGGGCCACCATCGGCTCCATCGACGGCACCAACGTCTCGATGGGCGCCACGGGGACGAATCCGACCGACGCCCTGCTGTTCACCGACCCCCGCAACGATGGGACGCAGCGGGCCGCGACCGAAGCGCTCTTGAAGGTGGTGCTCTCGGGCGTGTGGGTGAACGGCGGGTCGCCTGATACGATCATGGTGGGCCCGTTCAACAAGTCGGTGTTCTCGGGCTTCGCCGGGATCGCGACCAAGACGTATTTCCAGGAAGCGGCGCGTCCGGCGGCCATCATCGGCTCGGCGGACGTGTACGTCGGGGAGTTCGGCACCTATTCGATCGTCCCGAACCGCTTCCAGCGGGACCGGGATGCGTGGGTGCTGGACTTCGAGTACATCGACATCGTGTACCTCCGTCCGTTCCGGGTGGAGGAGCTGGCCAAGACCGGCGATGCCGAGAAGCGGATGCTGCTCGCGGAGTGGGGGTTGAAGGTAAAGACAGACTTCAGTCAAGGCCTGCTCGCGGACCTGCTCACCTCTTGATGAGTAGGGACACCTTCTAGCGGAGCGGAGCGGGGGCCCAAAGCCCCCCTCCCTCCTGGGGGAGTTCATGCCGAAGACCAAAGCGAATGTCGTCGTCACGCCGGAAGAAGCGCGGCGCATCGAGTGGGAGGAACACGTCGAAGCCGACACGGCGTGGCAGAAAGAACAAGAAGCGCAAGGCAACGGCCCCTGCCCGTATTGCGGGGCGTACAAGGGCTACAACCCGGTCACCGGAGTGCATGTCAGGACCCAGATCGGGCGGGAGTTGATCGAAGGGCACCGGGACTCCTGTCCCAAGAACGTGTCCGCGAAGGGCAAGAAAGCGGGGGGCTAATGGCCTTCGCGGGTGCCATCGTGTTCGGGGTCGCCCTCACGCCATCGGCACGAGCGGCAGCGGTCGGGGTGTCGGAGGAATCCTACGACGTGACGGCGGGCCTCCAGCGCTACGCCACGGGCGCCGGGACCCCGCTCGTCTTGGCGGTGACGGATTTTGTGACCGTGAATCCTCCAGCGGCCTTCGCGACCAATGTCGGCATCGTCGGGGCCAGAGTGGTGAACGCGACCACCGTCGCGATTCAGTGGGGCAACTTCACCGCCGTCGCGAATGTGCCCCCGGCGGGGACGTACGTCTTCAACGTCCAACGGCCCTGATGCCGAAACGTCCCCCAGCCCCCAAGGTGAAGGTCCAAGTGCCGAGGCCGAAGCAGCAGCTCCGGGTCGCCGCGAAAGGCTTTCGTCAGCGGAAGAAAGAGGGCTATTCGTGAGCGACACCACGATGATCCTCGATACTGACCCCCTGACGGGGCGGGTGCGGACCTTTCACACGCTGCCCGATGGGCGGTTCGCCGTGGACAGCGCGGTGGACGTGGAGCCGATCATCGAGCAGAACAAGGACCTCGCGCCGTTGCAGGACGGGAAGTGGAAGGACAACGACAATCTGGTGGCGAGTATCCCGCTGCCGATTTACTTCGGGCTCTTGAAGGAATGGCGCGCGAAGGGGCTCGGGGCATTGGACCGCCAGAAAGCGCTCCATCGGTTCTTGAACGACCCAGACAACAAACTGTTCCGCATCAAGGCGGGCAAACTGTGAGAGTGGGGGTGTGTCTTGTCTCGACCGATCATGTCTGGGCGTGGCGATGACTAAACAAGTGATATGCCAGAACGGACATAGCAATTGGTACACCTATCCCACCAGCGGGCAGCGTACCTGCCGGACGTGTTCCTCTGCCCGCAAGAAAACGTGGCGGGAAAAGTATCCCGAACGCCATATCGCGGCCTGCCGCAAGTGGGAGAAAGACAATCCCGAAGCCGTGACGGCCAATCGCAAGTTCGGATGGCTGGCGCGGGTTTATGGGGTGACGCTCGATCAGTACCACGCCCTATTTGAGAAGCAGGGCGAATGTTGCGCCCTTTGCGGCAACGTCTTGCAGGCGCTTGGCGCTGGAACGCATCTCGATCACGACCACAAAACTGGGAAGGTGCGCGGGCTCCTCTGCTCTGGTTGTAATCAAGGGCTGGGGAGTTTCAGGGACAATGTGCGCGCCCTACGTCGCGCCGCCGATTACGTGGAGAAAGGATGAGAGTCGGTGTCTGCTTGGTCTCGACAGATTTGGTCTTCGCCTGGCACTCGTACGACCTCGCCGGGCTCCTCGCTTACACTGTTGCGGCGCGTCCCGACCTGGACCTCCGGCGGTTTCTGGCAACCGGCTGCTGGCTGCCCGAGTTACGGGAAAAGACGACCGACGCCGCCCTCCGGGCCCAATGCGACTTCCTGCTCTATCTGGACTCGGACATGCGATTTCCGACCGACGCATTGGTTCGGCTCCTCGCGCACGAGCAACCCGTCGTGGCCGCGAACTACACGACCAGACGGCCCCCGTTTCATCCCGTGAGCGTCAAGTCCTTGGGCGACCCGATGACGCGGGTCTATACCGAGGAAGACTCGACCGGGCTTGAGCCTGTCGCGGCGACGGGGATGGGCGTCATGCTCGTCCAAGCCGATCTCCTCCGCACTGTACCAGCTCCCCGCTTCATGATGGGGTATGTCCCCGATGACCGGGCTCACGTGGGTGAAGACCTCTACTTCTGTCAGCAGCTACGGAAGGCCGGGGCGACGATCCTCGTGGATCACGACCTCTCGAAGCAGGTGACCCATATCGGGATGGTGGAGTTTGAGGCGCAACACGCCGTGGCGTCCCGGCAGTCCGTCCAGACGCGGGCGGCGGTCTAATGGCCTTCGTCACCTACGACGATCTCGTGACGAACATCGCCGCGTGGCTGGCAAGGTCAGACTTGGATGCGCGGATTCCCGACTTCATTCGGCTCGCCGAAGCGCGGCTCCAGCGCGAACTCCGCGCCTTCCTGACCCGCACCGGGGCGTTTTCGCTGCCCGTCGCGGCAGGCACGGGGTTAACGAGCGCCATCGCCTCGGTCGGCCTCACCCCCGTCGAGATTCAGTCCTGCGGGTGGAAAGTCGCCGACGCCGCCGATACCTCTGGCCTCGTGACCCCACTCCCACAGGTGTCGCTGGACCAACTCATGGAGTGGCACACCACGAGTCCGGGACCTGGCGCCCCGGAAGCCTACGCCGCAGTCGGGACGAGTTTCAAAGTCTATCCGCTCCCCAACACGCCCAAGGATTCCGCCGGGGTGGACAGCTTCTACACGCTCGTCGTCTCGATGATCGGGCTCAACGCGAGCTTCGGCCTCCCGATTAGCGCGGCGAACTACGCGACCAACCCCGTGTGGCAGGAGCATCCCGACCTGTATCTCTATGGGGCGCTCTGTGAAGCCGCGCCGTATCTCCAGCATGACGAGCGGACGCCGCTTTGGGAAGCGCGGTTTACCAAGATACTCCGAGACATTCGGATACAGGACGAGCGTCTCGCCTTCGGAACGCGGCCACGATTCCAACCCCTATCGAGGGTGTTCTAAGATGCCGAACCTCAATCGGATCGATGTCCGTTGCCTGCCGGGGTTGTTCGCGTGGTATGATGCGAACTACATCAACGGGTTCGGCAACGCCCAACCCGCCGCCGATGCGGCGGTGGCGCAATGGAACGATCTCTCGGGCAACGCGCGGCATCTGGCGCAAGGCACCGGGGCGAACCAGCCCTTGTTCCGGGCCACGGGGGGCCCGAACGGCTTCCCGTCGGTGAACTTCGTGGACGCCACGGATACGATGACGATCGCCACCGCTGGAGCGATTGCGAGGCCGATCACCGTGGTGGCCTTGCTCAAGAACACCTTGGCGGATGACGCGGCGTATCACAAAGCGGCGACCTTCAACGCCGCCCGGATTGGGGTGGGTTTGGATTGGGCCACGGCGAACGCCTTCACGCCGTTTGACGATGCCGCCGCGCAAGCCGGAGGGACGGTCGCCGGGGATGTCACCACGTACCACATGGAAAGCTTCGTCGCGGCCCCGCTCAACTCGACCTCGCGGCAATGCGTGGACGGGATACACGCCTTCTCGGCGGGGATCGCTGGCACCAACACCAATTCGGACGTGACGGTAGGTGGCGCGTCGTGGATTGGGCATCTGTGTGAAGTGATGGTCTTCACGCAGGACTTGGGGCCGTCGCAGCTCTGGGCCTTGGAACAAGCGTTGTGTGAAAAATGGGGCATGATTTCCAGTTACGCCTTACAGCGGTAGGAGGGTAGGCGCATCGCCACGACCTTCACCACGAACTACGGGTTCGACAAGCCCGCCATCAGTGACCTGAACTGGGGCGGGATGCGAAACACGAACATGGATGACATCGACGCGGAGTTGGCGAAGCCGCGTCTGATTCAGTCCGCCCTCTCGTGGAGCGCGACGACGACCATCGACTGCTCGCTCGCCCGCGCCTTCACGGGGACGAACACGCAGGTCACAACGATTGCGTTCTCGAACGTCCCGACCTCGACGTTCTTCACGCGGCTCTGGCTCAAGATCACCAACGGGGCCGCCTTCGCGATTACGTGGCCCGCCTCCGTCGTCTGGGAAAACGGCGACGTGGACCCGGTACTCACCGCCTCCGGGGTGGATATCATCGGGCTCATCACCTACGACGGCGGCACCACGTGGTACGGCTCAGTGCTCCACCAGAAAGCGTTTGTGATCGGCGGCGACCTCCAGCAAAACGGGAAGGTCGTCTCCCGGATCGGGGGCAGCACCGGCACGAACCGGGTGGCCCACACCATCTTCACCGCCGCCAATCGGACCACGACTTCCACGACGCTGACGGCGGTCGCTAGTTACACGCTCCCCGCCGCAAGCTTGGATCGCAACGGCGCGGGGCTCTATATCACCTACTCGGGCCTCGTGGGCGCGACGGATACCTTGGTCACCTTGGTCTGGGGGGCGACGACGCTCGCCAGCTTCACGGTCCTCGCGGGGAATCGGTTCTTCTTGCAGGCGTGGGTGATTCGGCGGGCGACGAGTTCGCAGCGGGTGGATATGCTGCTCGTGAACAATGCCGCCGTGTCGCAACCCGTGTCGGCCAATCCCACGGAGAATGAAGCCAGCGCGCAAGGCGTGACGTTCGGCTGTGACCAGACGGGCGCGGGGACGTTTACCCTGCAAACGGCCACGATTGTGTACCTCGATCCTGACACCACGAGCGTGAGCTAGTGGAACAATTCCTCCCCTTAAACCTCCCAGCGGGCCTCTACGCCAATGGGACGCTCTATCAGGCGAAAGGACGCTGGGCGCGGGCGAATCTGATCCGTTGGCTCCCCGATGGGTCCCAGTATCCGCCCCTCTTGCCGATTGGCGGGTGGGCGCTCCAGCAGTCCAGTACGGGAGCCGAAATCGACGCTGTGGGCTTTCCCCGTGGGACCCATGCGTGGCGCGGCAATGACGCCTCGGCGTGGCTCGCCGTCGCGACCACGGGAAGCGGAACGACGAAAGCCTACGCCTACACGCCATCGACGCTGACCGACATCACCCCCGGCGGCTTGGTGGATGGGGTCGCGGATGGCGCAATCTCCGCTGGTGGGGCCACGGGCTGGGGCTCCGGGGGCTGGGGGGAAGGCGGCTGGGGCGGTGTCGGCGCCGCAGCAGGGGTGTTGGTGGATGCCGATACGTGGTCGCTCGACAACTTTGGGGAAAAACTCCTCGGGTGTCTCACGTCCGATGGGAAGATTTGGATCTGGGACAAGAACATCGCCAACGACTTTACCCAACTCACCAACGCCCCCACGGGATGCCGGGCCGTTGTGGTGACGGGGGAGCGGTTCATCATGGCCCTCGGGTCTAGCTCGAATCCCCGACAAGTGGCGTGGGCTTCCCAAGAGACAGAAACGACGTGGGCGCCAGCGGTCACCAATTCGGCGGGGGATTTTGTCTTGCAAACGAATGGGCGGTTGATCGCAGGGAAACGCACCGCGAGAGAGACCCTGCTCTGGACGGATGCCGACCTCTGGGCCGCCGTGTACATCGGAGGGCCGTTTATCTACCGCTTCGACCAACGCGGCGACGGGTGTGGACTCTTGGGGCCGAACGCAATGGCTATTGTGGAAGGCGCCGCCTATTGGATGAGCGACGGGCAGTTTTTCCGCTACGACGGCGCCGTAAGGCAGTTGCCGTGCGAGGTGGCGGATTACGTCTTCGGGGATTTCAACAAGAGCCAGAAAGCGAAGATCGCCGCCTTTGCCAATGCCGCGTTCGGAGAAGTGTGGTGGTTCTACCCCTCGGCATCCCAGAGCGGGACCGAGAATGACCGCTACGTCGCCTACAACTACCGGGGCGGGTTCTGGATGACCGGCACCCTCGGACGGGCCGCAGGGGTGGGAGCTGGGGTCTTCGCGCAGCCGATGTGCTGGGACTCCGCCGGGAAGTTGTACGCCCATGAAGTCGGGCAAGACCGGGGCGGGGAGAACGCCTACATCGAATCCGGGCCGATCGAACTCGGGAGCGGGGATCGCACGCTGACGTTCCAGAAGTTGATTCCTGACGATCTCCCGATTGGGCAGGTGGAAGCGACGTTCTTTGCGAGCTTCCAGCCCCACCAAGCGGAGCAAACCTACGGGCCCTACGCGCTGACCGCCGAAACGGATATCCGGTGGTCAGGCCGTCAGGTGCGGGTGCGGTTCGAGCAAGTCGGGGACTTGGATGTGTTCGCGGATGGGAGCTTTCTCGCCGATGGCTCGCTTTTGGCGGGCCCTGTGGGGACGGTGGACTTCCGGCTGGGCACGATGCGCTTGGGCATCATTCCGGGGAGCCGCCGGTGAAGCTTCCAGCGGCCCCCGACAAGTATGACCGCGCCGACCAAGACCGACTTCGGGCGGAACTCGAACGGGTGCTGACAACCGCCGAGCAGCAGAGTCCCACGTCCTACGTCTCGGGTGACCGGGGCGATGCGAACGTGACCTTGGTGGCGGGCGACTTGGAGATACAACGCTTCGCCACGGCATTGACGGCGAATCGCACCGTGACGCTTTCGGCGACCGGGGCGGGGAGCAAGTTTCGCATCACACGCACGGGCCTCGGGGCCTTCACGCTCGACGTGGGCGGTTTGAAAACGATCCCCGCCGGAACAGCGGCCTTTGTGGACGTGGCGCACGACGGGACTAACTGGCGGCTCACCGCTTATGGGGTGCTGTAGTGCTTGATGACTTGATGGGGGTCAACAGCTAATGGCTGCACTTCCCTGGCAACTCTATGCTGAGCGCATGGTCGGACGAGGACATCCGACACTTTCTGACACAAATAACCGAGCGCTTCGGGAACTCCTCTCAGGGTCGGGTTATGACCCTGATTCAACTGTCCCCCCTGCTCTGACGGGGCCGCTGTTCAATGTGAAGGCGTTTGGGGCGGTCGGGGATGGCGTGACCGACGATACCGCCGCCATTCAGGCAGCGATTGATGCCGCCAATGCCCGTGCCTACCGAGGTGTTTACGTCCCGGCCTTGGACGCCAACAATGGCTATATCTTCACCCAACTCAAGTATTACCCTGGTACGCGCATTGTTGGGGAGGGGACAGGAGGCACCTTCGGAGGATCACGGGGAACCTGGCTCTACCAAAAGGCTGGGACGGCGCTGGAAATGGTCATCCCCAACGACGCCTCCATCGCTTCTAAACGAGTTCACATTGAGGACATCGGGTTTTCCGCTTTCGTGAACCAAGCGAATAATGCCGGTGGGATTCGACTGGAAGCGGCCTCAGAATGCAATCTGGTGCGAGTCGCCATCGGCAATCCCAATGTCTACGGCGTGCAATTCAAGGGCGGAGCGAGTGGTGGAGATGTCATGTATAACTCGCTCTTGAAGTGCAAAATCGAAAACGCAGCGGCCAGCGCCAAGAACTTCCTCTTGACCTCCAGCGCGGGGAGTCAACCGGACGGCACGTCCTTGCTTGATTGCCTTGTCTCTGGAACGACGGCCACGTTCATTTATGTGGATGGGGCTGCTTCGCGGGGCGCTGATACGCTCCGCGTCATCGGATCAAACTTCATTGGCACCAACAGTACCATGGCGTTACACCAAGAAGGCGTGTCCGCCATGTTCTTGGGTAATCGCTTTGAGTTGATCCCTTCCGGTACTCTGACTATTGACATCGTTCCAGTGGGGGGGACGAGTCCGAGCATGTTCGGGCTCAACTCCTATGCGGCGCCTGGGGGGTTGACGTTCAACGATACGCAGGCTGGCGTGCGGCGTTCGACGCGGGTCGGGGAGATGACGACGAATGGGCCGTTGTCGATGCTGCCCGCTCCTGAAGTGCAGATCAATGCCATCACCTATTCTGCTTCCATGAACCCGAACCATGAGGCGCAAGTCAACACGATTGTCGCCACTAATGGAACGGCGTTCACGGTCAACAATGGCAACAATCGGCGGACGGGGCGACGGCTGTTGCTGGATATCAAGAACTCGTCCGGGGGGGCGCTCGGTGCGGTGACGTTCGGGGGCGCCTATTTGCTTGCCGGGGCGTTCGTGGCACCCGCGAGCACGAAGCGGCGTCTCTATGAGTTCTACGATGACGGGACAAACCTCATCGAGACCTATCGGTCAGGGGCGGATATTTGATCGCTCCCCACGCCTTAGCCCTCGCGAACACGCATCGGCCTGAAGACATTGCCGAAGGGGTAGCCTGTGGGCGCTTCCAGGGTTGGGGCGAAGGGGAGTCCATCATCGTCACCGAAATCCGCGAAACGCCGCTCGCCAAGTATCTGCACTTCTTTTTGACCGAAGGGCGGATGGCCGAGGTGCAATCTATGGTCCCCGCCATCCTCGATTGGGGGCGGGCGATGGGCTGTACGCGGGCGAGTCTGATGGGGCGCGAAGGGTGGCGCCGCGTGCCGTGGCTCTTGTCGAGCGGCTGGCACTTTCAGTCTATCGTGATGGAGCGTGACCTGTGAAAGGCGGCCAGCAAACCCAAAGCACAACGGTCGATCCGCGCACCCAGCAGTATGTCGAACAGATGCGCCAAGCGGCGCTCGGAGCACAGAACAATCCCCTCTACGCGCAAGCGCGGGGCCTCGGCCAGACCGGCCTCTCGGCGCTCGGCGGGGATGCGAACGCGCTCCAAGGGTTGATGGGGGGCTACGGGGCGATGCTCGACCCGTACTGGAATCAACTCCGCCAGACGACGCTCGGCACCATCGGGGACCAAGCCACGCAAGCCGGAGCCTTTGGGGGAAGTCGTCAAGGCGTAGCCGAAGGCGCAGCGCTCGGACAAATCGCGCAGGGGCAAGCGGGACAGCGGTATGGGGAATACCAGAACGCCCTCGGACGCGCCGGGCAGCTCGCCAATCTCGGCTTCGGAGTCGATCCCCAGATGCTCGGGATTCTGAACGCGGGGATCGGGCCCTACGGGCAGACGCAGACGACGCACACCCAGTCGGACCCGTTTAGCCAGTTGCTCGGGCTCGGACTCACTGGGGCGAGTCTGTTTGGTGGGGGGCCGCTCGGCTTCATGGCGGGAGCCGGTGGGGCGGGCGCGCAAGCGGGGGGCATCCTCGGCGGCGGAGGCTTTAGCGGGTTCCCCTTTGACCCGAGCCAGTGGTATCGGTGACCGCCCCGTACTCGCCTCCGAAGTTGTCGATTCTCGACCGCTTGCAACAGCGGCTCTTTCCGTCGCTCGGGATGCTCGATCCCCAAGCCGGACAGGCCGTGGGCCGTCAGGGGCTCCTGCAACTCGGGACGAATCTGCTCCAAGCGGGAGGGGCTTCAGCCCAGCAAGGCGGGACGCTGGCGAACATCGGGCGCGCGATTGGGGGGGTGGATATCAACGACCTCACCCAGCAAGCCATGCGGCTCCAAGCGTATCAGCAACAGCAACGGACGCAAGCGCAGGTTGCCGGAGTGGCCCAGAAAGCGCAAGGCATCGCCGACCCCTATCAGCGGGTCGCCCAGATGGTGTCCGAACTCGCGGGGCAGCCGGGCACCGAAGACCTGGTGGGAAAGCTCTCGAACGTGCTCGCGCAACTGAAACCCGAACGCCCTGACCGGGGCGTCCTCCGGGCAGGGTTGGTCGATCCGAAGACCGGGAAGCCCGTCTTGTCGGGTGGCGTTCCGGCGTTGCTGCGCTTCTACTCGGACGGACGCATCGAAGCCACGGGGGCCGGGGCCTTCCAGCAGACGGCGGCGGGGCAGATTCCCACGGAGTCCGAACGCCGGGCCGGGGCGTTGCATATGGTCGCGGAGCAAGCCTACGAACTGCTCCAGCAGGCGACCGCGCCGAGCCTCGAACAAGCCGCCGCCGCGCAACTGCCCTTCGGCCTCGGGA